TATAAACTTTGCCATTAACAGGACTGCCGTTCTCATCGACACGCTTTAATTTACCCTGTGCAAGCAAGTCTGCTTTTAATGAGTTCTGATATTTTGTATCTATAAGCGGCTGTGCTGTACGGCGCGCAGTCGGAGACATAGCATCAGGTATCTCCTGATAATTAATTTTACCGTCTTCACCACGCGTTACAAGATTAACAGCATACTCCCTGCCAGCGTCCTGTTGCTCTTGCACAGCCATTTTGAAAGCTGTTTGGCCTAATTGAGATGCAGTCTGCTGTTGCTGTTGAGCAGAACGCACAGCTGCATTTGATGGCTGAACAACGCCTATCTGTGCTGTAAGCGGAGATTTTGGATTAAACTTTTGTATCTTCATTGCTACACCTGATACATTCTCATGCCTGTCTGCATCATCAGACCGACAGATTTGTTACGCGCATTAATAGATGCATAAGCCCTGTCCATGCGAGCATTGTCACCCTGCATGGCAGATTTAGCCTGCTGACCAGCAAACCTAATTGATGAACGCTGGAGGGCATCTACGCTTTTTTCTCTAGCGCTTTCTGTTATCGCAGTGATTGACCTATCGCTTCTTCCCCCACTTGCAAGCACAACAGATTCTTCATAGTCACGGAAAGCGGCAATACGGTCATTATGGTCTTGCTGTGCGCCAAGTTCAGCGCGTTTCATCTCATCATAAGACTGCCGCTCTATTGCATTAGCGCGTGCTTGCTCTGCTCTTTTCTGTGAGCGAATGCCTTGCATTTGTGAAAAGGCGCTTATCGCCATCATGCCAATTTGAAAACTCATTAGAATGCCACCTCTATAACAAGCCCATTGATTTGCAAATCAAGTGGAGCAGACTGCGATATTGTCACGCGAGGGTCTTTGCTATACCCCAACGGACGAAATTCTTTCTTTCCTGTTTGTTTCTCACGCGGTTGTGATGGATCAAAATTTACATTCCGCACAACCATGTTTGTGCCATTGACTGATACAGACAGTGTTTCATTCAAATCTAAATCAACCAAAGATAACTTACGTCTGCGGGCTGTAAGCGGGCCACCCTGCACAGCCGCATCAATCGGTAATGTTCTTAGCTCTGGAACAAACTTAAAGCCCACCTCAATAGCTGTTGAGGCACTAACAGCAGACACATCAATCTCACCATTGGCTATTGTGAATGCGCCTAAATATTCTGTGCCATCAATTACATCTACAACAGCGCCATCGACAAGATGTGCTGGCTTCGTAAATACACCAGCACTACCTGTAAGATTAACACCGCTATCAAGATGAAAGTTTGTATCGAACTGCTCTAAGAATAATTTGGTTGTGCCATCGCCTTGGTCCCTAGCAACAACAGCAAACAAAGCATTGTCAGTTGACGCTATAGAAATAATCTTTCCGTCTGTCTCCCAATTCATCCAGCCCAGACGCTTCTCTGCACGAATAGAATAATAAACAGATATCTTACCATCATCATTTAAGAAGAACCCATAAGCACCAGAACGGTCTAATGAGCCTTTAACAACAGCTAATTGTTTTGGTGTTCGTATAAGATGTGATGACAGTAATGATACTTGCCCACCTACATACGCACCTTCTGAATCTGAAAACACAAACTCTCTAACAGCAGAGCCAGTGGATTGAACAAACAAAGTCGCACCATCAATTGATTGCGGTCTTACAAAGCCTGTACCAAATGGTGTTTGTGCTGAGACTTTAGCATTAGATGGCGTAAGCGGCGCTGTGGTTGAGCTTGGAATAAAGAACTCACCTTGCGATGCAAACACCTGCAAGTCTCTGTTTGAAACAAGGTGGCGTATTTGGTTGGTTACACCAGCCGTTGCATCAAGGTCGATAGCATCTGTGTCAGAACCATCATCAGTATCAAAATCAAAATACAATCCAGTCTTAGATGACCAGATACCGTCAGGCTGTGATGCTGTACCAGCAAACCACAAACGGTTCTCATGGAATGTGATAGCCGCCGGAAACCCTCTAAAAGAAGAATAAGCCTGTTCATACCATTGTGATGTCGCCGCGCTTGACTGCACAGTAGGAGAACCACCGCCTATTGCACCGCCAGTAGCCGCCGCACCTGCCGTAAATTGATATTTATTCTCATCAATAATGCGGTGAATAGTGCGTGTGCCGTTAATATTTCCTTGTGAGATACCGCCAACAGTACCAGCTTCGGCAATAACAATTGTTGCGCCAGCAGATAAACCATGTTGCGGGTGGATTATTTCTACCTTGTTGCTGTCATCTTTTGTTTCTAACGCATCAAAATCTAACTGCTTACGAATAGTGCCTTTGATATTGCCTCTAGCTGTTGTCGAGTTTGTGACTGCCGTAATGACAATCTCAGTATCACTCACTAATAATCTTGTGCCAATCATGCCTGCATCAAAATAGTCAGCACTGGTTGTGAGGGTGCGATTATTGCCAAATGCCGCAGAGGTTGTGAGTGTTACCCCATTGCCTTGGAAATTATAATAAGGCTGGAATATACGGTTGCCATCAAGTGATGTATCGAAAGCAAACACTTGCCTTACAAATGAATTTAATCCTGTACGTTTTAAGATGACAGGAAAGAAATCTGAATGGCACAGGAACATAAAGTCGCCTGCTTGTGTAAATGTAATTTGGTTTATGCGCGCATTCGTTATCTCACTAAACGCAACAGTGGCGCTGAATGATACAACGCCAGTTGTGGGGTGAATAAAGAATGTATCAATATTGCCATCACGAAAGGCAACAAGGTATTTCTCGTCATCAGAGAATATAAACGGCTCAATGCGTATCTGCTGTGTAAGAGACGCATCATAGACGTCAGCAAAGGCATATAAATGTTTAGAGGCAGGACGTTTAATCACCCCACCTTCTGCTCTAATAAAGAAATTTTTTACGCTTTCGGCTGCATTTTGATAGACTTGACTATCAGTGCGAGAGGTAAGCGAAGGACTGATTTCACCGAAAGAGAAGTTGTTCAGTGGCACTCTTATTCTTGCCATTAACTTCTCCTTTCAACAATAAACCTCGATGTTGTCAGTTTGCGTGTTGTCTGCTGTTGTGAATCAAGTGTCTTTGCTTGTTGCATCAGTTGCATCGATTTACGATCCAATATCTGTGCAAGCTGTTCATCTCTAGCAATTGAGATAGCAAAGCTAGAAGCAAGAGAATATTGAACAGCTAATGTAAAATAGCTTGGGAAGTTCTGCTCTAATGCGCGGAAGGTATAATCAACAACAACTTGTGATGTCTCACTTACATCACAGAATATTTTGTCGCCATATAATGTGTATTCAACAATAAGGTCATCAACAGTAACAGCATGCACCATAAGATTGTCAGATGGTATTTGATATGCAGATGTAAAACGCCCAGTAGGACTGTCAGACAATCTGTTCATCACAAACTGATTTGTTGCGAACCGCCAGCGTGTATTACATAAAGCGGTGCGAACAATATCTTCATACAAATTTGAAGCTACAAGAGCCTCAGTGGTATCAGAAGAAAACGAAGTAATTGGTTCAGCGCCTATAAGGATAAGGGCGCGTGATGCAATATCAATATCTGAGTTAGCGGCTGACGACATCAGTGGTGCGGGGGGCCGGAGCCCCCCACTTCCTTATGTGTTGCTGTCAAGGACTTCATAGACACCGTTATCATCGATAACAGTCGCGCCCATGGACATCATTGATGTTGCAAGATGTGACGCTTTCTGCGGCACATAGTTGATTTCTGTTGACACATCGGAGTTGATTCCGAGGCCAATAGAAGATGTGTGATAAGCCATATTCTTACCAGCAGTGATGGCTGACGTTGAGAAAATCTTGAAGCCAAGAAATTCTTTCATTGTCATGCCGCCAGCAAACGGAAGATTCTGCTCACCAACAAAGTCAGAAGATGCAAACTCATTGATATTAAACAGGTCAGCATATCCTTTAGGGTGCATCGCCAAATAGCGATTGCCGTCTTCTGGAATGTTAGCTGTACCGAATGTCTCAAAGAGCTCTAAGAGTTGGGCCTTTTCAACAGCAGAAGCAGTATCGTGAATCTGTGTTGCGTTAGCGCCAGCATCCATTGCCGCATATAAGATTTCATCAGTCTTACGACCAAGAGCCGCCGCCGCAGATTGTGCCACAGCTTGACGCTCATCGATGTTTGTTTTGATTTCATCCAGCTTATCAATATATTCAGCCGCATAGAAATCAGCCATGGTTGCTTCCACATTTGTGTGGACCAGTTCCATTGCAGTTACATCGCCGTTACGAGTTTTAGTTGAAGCAGAGCCAGTACCGATTTTCTGAAAGCGAACAACGCTACCACGGACATTACCAACAGTACGCACTGTATTGCGGAGTTTAGACCCCATGCGCTGATAAGCCATGTGAACTTCAGTCTCAAACTGCTTAATGAAGGCTACATCAATTGTATTTGCCATTATCATCAATCCTTTAAGAAGAGTTACATTTCAACACAGTTGTCCGTTTCGTCCCCTTAATCAGTTATCCTAGTGGGCTGTCAGATAGAAACAGGCTGTTATAGTTCAAATGTCACTTCTAAGGATTTTGCACAACGCACAAAACGGTAGCATTGATACCCATTTACGGTCACAGGCTCAGTTGAGAATTGAAAGCCTAGCCAATCAAGCCAGCGTATTGTTCTCTCATGGTCTACAGGCACCACATTCTCGACATAATCAAAAGAATCGACCATGAAATCACACATCTTTTTAGAGGCGCTTAGAAACTTTCTTGGCTGCTTTTCAATTATATGTGAGGCCAGCATCCATATAGAGCCGCCATATATATCTTTAATGTCATCAAAGGGTGATACGCCAAACATACAAGCAGGCTCATCTTTATAGAGGCCTGTATAAATCATAGCGTTCTTATCTTTGAAGGGCATGTGCAACGCCCGCCAAGGCGTTGCTCCATATATCATGCACTCTCGTACATCAGATTGCCGTAAGTGATGTTGTAAATAGCCAGCATGTTCAGATGTTGCTTTGACTATCTTTACATCACCGTCATGGTGAAATGCCTCACTTGTAGAGGCGGGAAAATCCTTCTTGGACTTTTTTGACATATCCGGCATCTCTCTTAGCTGGGTTCCAGTAACGCTCATCATTCATCATTGTCGCTAACTGGTCTTGGTTATTAGAAGACAATGGTGTGGAATCAGCACTAACAGATGCAGAGCCAACTTTAGACATGATAAATTCTAATGCTTCGATGCCTTTTGATGTCTGTCCTATTTGCAGAACAGCATCAGACATTTCTTCTGGAAAGAATTTATTAGCCCATAAATCAACTGCCTCAATACGAGCATCAGCATTATCACCAAGGTTAGAGCGTTCAGCTTCCAAATCAGGCTGTGTAGATGCAATGAACTCAGCATATCTTCCAATGCCATCTTCAAATTCATCTTGGCTATAACCATTCTCAAAAGAGTGGTCAGCCCACCATTTGAATAACGGATTCTCTATAGCCGTTTCAGCTTCGATTGTTTCTGGAATTTGATAGTCACCGACAGTAGCAGGTCTATTCTCAAGAGCGCTTGTTTCTAGCTCTTGATAGATTTGCTGTCGTAACTCTTCATCACCCTTACCGAGTTTGGCTTCTAGTGATGAATATGAAGATGCTAAATCTTCTGGTGTGTTGAACTTTTCTGGCAACCATTCTGGTCGTTCAGTTACAGGTGCTTCTGTAGCTTCAACAGCTACCTCCACATTATCTGCTTCATTCATGCTACTTTACCTTTTCTGATTGTTTAGCTCTTCTCTCAATCAGCCCTACTAAATAACGCTGTCCTTCTAAATGACGTAGTTCAGCGTCAGATACGTTCGGCCCAGTGACAGCTTCAATGGTTATCGAACGTAAATATTTTAATACTTGTTTGCCGTTTGGTGTTTTAAACAGAGCATTTATATCTTGTGATATTTTTTCGTCTGCTTCTTTACCGCGTGGATATCCGTCAAGACCTAAATTCATCGACATCAGGCACGTCACCTCTTTGTTGTGCTTGTTGATATTGTTGAGCCGCCATAGCTATCTGCTCTCGCTCAACGCCATCACGAACTAATGAATCAGGCACACCAAACTTCTTAGCTAGGTAGACAGCAACATCTTCGGATTTGATAAGAAGGTTTAAAATCTCTGGCCCGAATGTGCCGCCTACCATTTGTAAATATCTATTAATAGATGTGATGTCCTGATTGGCTTGTGCTTGTGCTAGTGGAGAGATAGAACGTATCTTAACTTCTCTGCCATTCAGCACTGGCACATCAATCCGGCCTTGCTTCTTTAAGATATAAACTACTCGCTGTAGAATGGGCTGTACCATCTCAGCTTGCAATCTGCCAAAAGCAGAACCAATACGGCGTGACAAGTCAGCCATACGTTCTGCAACTTCTGTGGCAGTAGCAGGTGTTTTGTTTGGGTCGCCCAACATATCATTGTATAATGCGCGCTTGATATTGTTACGCATATCACCAAGCACAAGGTTGGCAACATTGAAGTCACCTGCCGCCTTGATAGGTTGCAAACCCATAGAACCCATAGCTTTTGGAATGATAGTCCCTGGAACGAGGTTAATTGTATCGGTGTTCATAACACCGTCATCATCCATCTGATAGATACCTGAGATAGCCATCTGTGCGTTCTCTAACACCAACTCAATTGTAAGGTTGGTTGTCTTGATTGCACTCAATGCATTAACAAGTGGGCCGCGTCCATAGACTTCGCCACTAGCTTTAGACCAACGGAAACAGACAAATGGGTTAGAGCCAGAACCTACAAACTGCTCATAGAAGATAATCTCTTCATTCTCTCTATCAACAACGTAATAGTCATAACGCTCTTCGTTTCTCTTTTCGTAGTTCTTACAGACTACTTCGAGAATAGAGCATTCAGCTTGTGGCTGAGTTTCGATAGCCCGAGCGAGACGGTCTGATATATTTGCTCGTTCAAATGCAATAGGGATGTCAATGTTCTTGAGCTTGCGCTCTCTAAATACATGGTCAATTTTATCATCTGCACCTGTGTCAAGTACGACAGTCGGAAGCGGTATCGCGTTAAAGCGAACTGGATTGATTGCGTCACCTTCTTCAACAAGCAACACGCCTGTTCCAACAGCCAAATCCATAAATGATTCATGCACCTCTTGCCCGAAATTAGAAGATTGTAGAACTTCAAATACATATTCTGTGACTTCATCCAATTGATTATTAACTTGGTCACTCTGTTCTGCTGGCACTTCAGAGCCAGCAACAAAGTCTGCCCATCTTGCAAAGTTAGGAACAAGGCCAGACTGTAGGCGTGACGCAAACTCTTGCGTGCCTACAACAGCAGTTTCATCAAAGATTTTATCATCTCTGCGCTGACCGTTAGCTTCATAGAAAAAGCCCTGCCGCATAGGAAGGGCATATTCGTAGCACTCATCAAACAGAGATTCGAATGAGGCGCGTTTTGTTTTCGCGCGCTCAAACTTTTCCAGCATCATTTTAACCTGAGACATTATAAAGTCTCGTCAAAATAACCTATGCCGCCCTTACCGCCAGACAGCAATGATTGCGCGCCACTTCCTTTACGGTCTTTCTTGACTTTTGCTTCTAAAGATTTCTCACGCACATCTTCTTGCTCACGCTTTTCTTTAAGCTCGGCGGCTTCACGCTCATCTTTTTCGCGTTGCTTTGCAGCTTCCTGTTCAGCTTTTTCTTCGGCTGTCAAAGGTGGTGGGCCTGCTGGCTTTGGGGACCTAGTACACATATAGAACTCCTAACTGTCTTCTGCTTATAGGGGCATGCATAGATGCTCCACAACGCACAAAACTACATCCTTGACCACAAACCTTGTCTGCGTTGTTTTGGCTTGCGGGTAAAGACATCAAAGTTAGTGCTGGCTTGAAATGGTTTGGGAGCATGCTGTTGATTGCTGAGGATGGCTCTGCCTTCGCCAGCACCAAGCATTAGATACTGAACAGCATCATGGATGTGAGAGAAGTGGTTCTTATCTGGCTTGTCATCATAGCGTTCACCAGAGACTTGCATGCGGCGATATTGATAGCCGCCTTCAAATCCTTTGATGATTGTACGGCATCTAAAGTCAATCAATACACCAGACTGACCATCAACCATGCGGCT